GCATTTAAAGTAGATGAAATCGTGCCTCCTGATTTTCCGTCAACAGAATTAAGGCGCGAATCATCGCCGGCTGCGACCGTTCCCGCCGCTGCACCGACGTCCCTGATTGCGCTGTTTCCTAAACCGAGGTTTGTGCGAGCGCCTGATGCTGTTGTCGATCCGGTACCGCCCTGATTAACAGGTACGGCCCCGCCGCTCTTAGTCGCCATATTGTCAGACAGATATTTCCATGACGGGCCGGTGAAGGTAGTGCCGTCTGGCAGCTTCACTGTGATGTTTCCGGCGGCGCTGTAAACCTGCTGCCAGTTCTGTTTGTCGTAATTCAGTCCACGCAGTGCTTCAGCACTTTGCGCCACCAGCGCGGCAGTTACCATGTTCAGCGCCACGCGGGGAACTGCTGACCAGGCCGCACCGGATTGCGTTGGTCCGGTAAAGTTGCTGACAAGCGTGAGCTGCGCATTACTCTCTACCGATTTTACGGGCAATGTATACGACACGCTGCCAACAGTAGAGACAATAAAGTCACCTGCAGCGAGTTCAGTTGCGAATGAGGTTTCGGAACCGCCAACAATAGCGGACCCATTTGTCAGGGTGATGGTTCCTGCAGACATAAAATACTCCTGAATTCAGATAATAAAAAACCCGCCTCGGCGGGTTCTTGTTTTATTCATTTTGTACAGGTCGAGCTGGTAAAGTTGTTTTTACTTACCCATCGCCAGTTGAAAGGATATCCAGCTTTGTATTCAATCTGATTTGCTACTCGCCTAACACCATAGACCCTAACAGTCTGTTCTTGTCCACCGACAACTATTACGGCCTCACATACTGGATTCTGCTTCTCAAGGAGATTGGATGAGCAAGCAGAAAGAAGACTGCAAAATAGCAACATACCTGATATTTTTTTCATTATTTATCCCTGAGGTAATTAGTATTAAAAAATTAACCTGACGGGGAGATTAATGAAAATAGATTAAACAGATCAATATCAAAACATTGATCGTTTTAAACGATCATTTAATCAAATGTAGCCGTATTGATAGCGGTCAAAGAAATCCCTGTGTTGGTTCCTCCGCCTGGTGAGCCAGTTCCGGTAGATGTACCGCCTGCGTTTATTCTCGTACTGCCACCATTAAACCTACACGATGAATAGGCATTTATGGTGTAGATAGTTGGGGGCTGAGTGGAGTTATTAACGATAATCGTCTGACCAAGCTGTGCTGGAGCTACAGCCCACGACCCGGAAAGTGTCTGATCAATGTTAATCCCACCGCTTGCACCAGGACTCCCCACAGTTTGAAGATCAGAAAGCACCCTTGATTCGTTCGTCAGAACAAGCTTACCGGTGGCATCCCAGATAGCAAATCCCCACGCAGGAAGTGTTTGCGGGAATATTGCAAAGACATAGGCAGTAAGCGTAAAGCTCTGGTTATACGGGTTCACACCACCAATATAAACATTTCCTCCGAGTCGATATGACACGACTGGTGTCGGTTGCGCCGTATCAGTAGTTTTGATAAACACCATTACCGGATAATCTGCAGGTATAGAAAGATATTGCGTCACCTGCTGTGAACTGCCGTTAGGTGAGGAGCTAAAGGTGTATTTATCGTAGAGGCAGAATGGAGTTGATTGCGGCGTAACGAAGGGATTTCCATTATCCATCAATATCATCGCACCATAATCAGCCATTATGCTTTCTCCATAAAAATAATCAGCTCGCATTTAGATGCCGGATAATTGCCCAAGCCCGTTTCTGATGCGGGTGTCACAGCAATGGTGTTCCCGCTCGCTACAATTCTGCGTCCGACACTGTTTCCCCCCTCGTCAAGAGAAACAACAAACCCCACTTTAAACCCCTGGGGTAGGCTAAAGCTCCATGCCCCTGAGTTCTGCCCTGCCGCTAGTGGAATACGTCCAACAACCGAAACTGGCTTAATGCCATAGTTATTTGGACTTCCACTCGCATCCCATGTTTGTATACCCCATGACATCAGAACACTCCTGTCAGTTTGCCAATCTGTACGCGGAGGACACCATTCGCATCCCTGATGCTGTCAGTAACGTTCGTGGTCTTTCTTGCTCCTTGGCCGTCACTACCGTAGTTTTCCCAGGTACCACCTTTATCCAGTTTCCATCCGGATTGTCCGGCAACGTAATTGTTGGACTGAATGAAATTGCCAATTTTGGCATTGGTGATCGTGCCATCCTGAATAAATGCTGAGCTGATAAAGACCTGACCATTAACCACTGCGAACGGTGAATACTGGGTATCACCACTGCCACTCATCAGCACGAACTGATTAGCGTTAAAGCCAACCCTGGTTACTACCGGTTTCCCGGCCTCAGCAAGCACAGCAATCGACATCCCGGCGTTGTAAATCACCCCGTTTATCCTCACGCCTGTTTTGAGGGTGTAGATTGCCGAAGCACCGGAGGCATCGACGACGGCTGTGAGCTTGTCTTCCAGGGAAGCGGTGACGTTGTCGATCTGCGCCTGCACCTGTGTCGACATTTCGGCCATTGCCCTATCCACCTCAGCAATAGTCGTTTTCACAACCAGGATATCGGCGCGTACCTCTCCGTATTGAGCCCATTGATGTTCAACTGTTCCGTGGTTGGCCAGCGCGTTCTGCATTGCAGCTTCAAGATTGGTATCAATATCGCTGGTCAGGCGGTCGCCGTCGGCCGAGGTAAGGAAATCGTCTGCGATTTCACCCAGATAATCATCAGCATTATCGTTAGACATTCCCCTGATCCAGTCGGTATAGCCGGACTCGTTACCTGTTCTGTCAACCAACTGCGCGCGATACCAGAATTCCTGCCCGGCTTTCAGTCCGAGCTGGGTATATTCAGCAGATGGATAAGGTACGTCCGATAGCAGCAACGGATCGGAAAAGTCGCTGTTGGCCGTGTACTGGATTTCAGTTTTGAGTGTATCGCCGCTGTTTCCCGGGAACCCCCAGTTCAGACGAATACCCCAGTTGATGGCCGTAGCCATAAAGCCCACTGGCTTGGGCGGATTGCCCACTTTGCCGGTCAACGTCTTCTCTTCTGAATATCCCCACCCGGAAGAAATTTCCGCTGCGTTGATAGCACGCACGCGCACCAGGTACCGTCCGGCGTAGATGCCGGAAACGTCAAAGGAAGTGGTGGAGCTGCGAGGCACGTTAACCCAGTTCCCATCGTTGCGGCGCCACTGCGCCTCATAGGCGATGGCATTTTGTGCTTGGTCCCAGCTCACTCGCATGGTTTCGACGCTGATATTCTGCTGAACCACCGAAAACGAGCTGATCGCGATGTTGGCTGGCGGCGACTGATTACCTGGAGGGATGACACTTACCGGCCGCTGATCAATGATGGCACCCGTATCGATTCGGGCATATTTATTCGGATCGTGATTTGCCCCCGTGATGGTATATGTCCCGTCATTGTTATCGGTGACACTAATTACCCTGTACTGCTGCGCATAGAGTTCATCAGATTCAATTACCCATACAGCCTCAGCCTGCGGAAGTTCACTAAAGGAAGTTGTTACGGTGACCATTTCACCGGACAGGGACTGAATCGTCCGGGATTGGGTAATGCCCGACGGCAGGTTTACCATTATCCTGTCACCGGCCTTAGCACTTGGCACCCGGTCAAGTTTGAGTACACGACCATTAACCGCGGATAATCGACCACCTAAATCTCTCCCTGAAAGATTTCGGTCAGAAACAGCAATTATGTAGCCCGGCTGAGGAATATTGCCGTCCAGACCAACGTCAAACGTTACAACCCTGTCTTTATTGTTGGTCAGGATCCCCCAGCGCCCTTTCCTGTTTGCCTCAGACTGTCGGGTGCACCCGATGGCGGTGATCTCAAGCTGGTTGAAACCATAGCGCGCCACCAGCGCCTGCTCGAAGACGGGCTCCATTGCATCAGCATAGCCATTTGCCGGATCAGACCAGGATACAAGAGCGTTTGTATAGCGACTTTTGGTTGTGCTGCTGGCATACACAAATTTGCCGTCGACGACGTTAGCGTGCGTGTAGGTAAAATCGACATCTCTGGGCATGTCTGCAAGGGCAACAATCTGGTCGTCTCCCCAGTAGGTCATACCTCGAAAAATGGCAGCGAAGTCTCGCAGGACAATGTAAGCGTCATTTCGATCCTGAATGTATACGTTGCAGGTGTAACGAGGTTCAGTTCCGCTGCCGCCCTTACCATCCGGTACTGGTTGATCACAATATTGAGAGACCTGATAAAGCGTCCATTTGTCGATATTGGCTGCCGTTAGCCGATTACCAAGGCCGAAGCGGTCAGTGACCACCAGATCGTAAAATATCCACGCAGGGTTATCCGTCCATGCCCACTTAAAAGCGCCCGTCCAGATGCCGCTGTACGTTCGTGTTTCGGGATCATAATTATCGGGCACACGAATAACACGCCCGCGGGGCTCGCAGGAAATTTGCGGAATTGAGCCATTGAACTGGCTCGAATCAAATTCGATGTACAGTAGCGCGGTGTTCGGATAGCGCAGTTTGGCGTCGATTACTTCTGTGAAGCTTTGCAGCGTCATCGTGTCGCCAATCTTCGCGCTATTTGCGTCAGCTGTAATCTTGCGCAGCCTGATGGTCCAGGTGCTGCCCGCCTGAGGTAAATCAATACGGTGGCTGCGTTCATAACCAGAGGTGGTTTTCCCGGTCACGCTAGTATTTAGCACCGTCTGCCAGGTACCGCCATCTGTCTGCAGGTCAATTGCGTAGTTGACCGAATAGCCAACCAGATCGCCATCATCCTCCTGTTTGAAGAGAGAAGCCCATTTTAGACGCAGGCGAACAGCTGAAAGCTGCGTATTGGTGAACGTGCGCGTCCACGCTGTAGAGCTGGAAACTTCGGAACCTACATTAATTTCATTTTCGGTACCCGGGATCCCTTGAATGTATTTTTGCGCCTGAGTTCCAGAACGAAACTCCCACGCCACACCGCTGAAGTTCTGTGAACCATCTATGTTCTCAAGTGCGGTGCCATCAAGATAAATATCGCGCGCAGTAAGGCCACCAGCAAACTCCCCCTCTCCCAGCGCGAGAAGGATTTTTGCCTTGGCTACTGACTGCAGATCGTCTGGCTGTTCTGTAGGAGTTCGTGAACTAGAGCTGCCGCCCTTGCGGCCTTTAATAGCGGTTGCTGTAGCCATATTGCGCCCATAAAAAAAGCCACCGGGAGGTGGCTTATTGATAAATCTGTTTACTGTTGGTCTTCTACATAGATACCGGCGGAGATGATTGCCCCACCTACGCGACGCCGACCGTATAACAGTGGTACCGGATTACCCTGAGCGGTTGTATTAGTAACACCGCCAAATGCATAGCTGGCCTTATTGTCTGCCGATTGCTTGCTGGCAAGTCCGGTTGTCTGTGGTGAGAGCATTTGTACGACACCGCCAAGGGCCATCGCAGCGCCAAATTGCATTAGAGGAACGCCGACAGCACCACCGCCAAAGTATGACGCCACAGCACCAACTGCGACCAAAGCCACGCCTAAGATGGTCTGGAATACTCCACCACGTTTACTCCCGAGGATAACCGGCGCAATACGGATATCAGCACTACTCTGATCCATAGAGAGTTCGTCATCGTTCAGGTTACGCTTTCCACTGAATACAGCGTAAGTAAGCCCACGCTGCTTGCTGGTATTCAAAAACCGCTCGAAGCCTGGCACGATAACGCACAATGCACGGATGGCTTCTTTTGGTGATGCTACAGAAAGTTGGAATTCTCGGCCAAACGTACTACCTAGAACACCGTACAGGCGAATGGTACGGACGGATTCGCACATTATCCCTCCTGCATGATTAGGCTTTTATGCCTGACAATTTTCATGGTTCTCTCCATCCAGTAACCTCCATATGGCACACGTTGACTGAGGTGACCATAAAGATGATG